GAACAATATGATAATCAAATGGTATCTATCGGTGGTTTATTATATAGCCCCTCCCCCCTAAAACTGAGAACCGTTTGGTAATCTATAAATGCAATAAAGATACAGAAAGATATTTGAGAGGAAACATAATGTCTGAAGAATTTAATCCTAAAAAACCAACTACACAAATGCTTGGTCGTTGGCAACCGTGGCATGATGGCCATACAGAATTGTTTAAACGTGCTTATAATGAAACTGGTCAAGTTTGCATCATGATTCGAGATGTTGCTGGTCAAAGAGGTATGGATGTTGGTGCTGGTCGAACGTCTGAACAAAGAGACAATCCTTTTGATATAGATCAAGTAAAATTAAATATTATTAATGGATTGAAAGAATCAGGCTTTACTTATGGTGTAGAATATATTATAATAGAGGTTCCTAACATCGTTGACATTAGTTATGGTCGAGGTGTTGGATATACATTCACCGAACACGATCTTGGTAAAGAAGTTCATGATATTTCTGCTACTAAGATTCGAGAAGAAATGAGACGCGAGGGAACTCTTGACCGTTAATATTGAACAAACAATTTTAAGAAATTTGCTGACGGATGAGCAGTACATGAGAAAGGTACTGCCATTCATCAAACCAGATTATTTTCAAGGAGTGTACAAAACTCTTTTTAAAGAAGCTGGTAGATATGTTGGTAAATATAATAAACTACCAACACTTGAAACATTGCAAATTGAACTTCAAGATACAAGTATTTCTGATGACCAATTTACAATGGCAATGGATGTTGTTCCACAACTGTTTACAAAAGAACCTATTGATGAACATTGGTTGTTAGACTCAACCGAAAAATGGTGTCAAGACAGAGCATTGTATAATGCAGTGATGGAATCAATATCCATTATTGATGGTAAACATGAATCACTAACAAAGAATGCCTTACCTGATATTTTGTCTAAAGCACTTGGTGTTTCATTCGATAAGAATGTTGGCCACGATTATGTTGAAAACGCAGAAGAACGATATGACTTCTACCATACTGAAGAAGATAGAATTCCGTTTGATCTTGACTATTTCAATAAGATTACAAAGGGTGGTACGCCTCGTAAGACTCTCAATATGATCCTCGCTGGTACAGGCGTTGGTAAATCGTTGGCGATGTGTCATCTTAGTGCTGCTGCATTGACAGAAGGTCGTAATGTTCTTTACATTACTATGGAAATGGCAGAAGAAAGAATTGCTGAACGCATTGATGCTAATCTTTTGAATGTTAGAATTGATCAACTCGATAAAATGTCTAAAGATATGTTTACTGCTAAAGTCCATGATCTTTCTCGTAAAACTTCAGGAAAGTTAATTATTAAAGAATATCCTACTGGTTCTGCTCATGTTGGACACTTTAGAGCATTGCTTAATGAATTAAAATTAAAGAAACAATTTGAACCAGATATCATTTTTGTAGATTATTTAAATATTTGTTCATCATCCAGAATGAAAACCATGGGGGGATCAATCAATTCATACACTTACATTAAAGCAATTGCTGAAGAATTACGTGGTCTTGCAGTCGAGTTCAACGTACCGCTCTGGTCTGCAACGCAAACGACTCGTTCTGGTTATTCTAACTCGGATGTTGGGCTTGAAGATACGTCCGAGTCTTTTGGATTACCCGCTACTGCCGATCTAATGTTTGCTATTATATCAACTGAAGAACTTCAACAATCTGGACAAATGATGGTGAAACAATTAAAGAATAGATACAATGATCCAACTCAAAATAAAAGATTTGTTATTGGAGTTGACAGAACTAAAATGAGATTGTTTGATGTGGATCAAAATGAACAAACATTAATGGATGATACACCAGTCTTTGATAAATCAGAAACTGGTAAAAGAGTATCATCAGAAAAATTTGGAGATTTTAAATTATGAGTTATAGAGTAGAATTAAGTACATTTTGGGGTGATGGTGAATATGTTAATAGAAAGTCTATTGTTTGTAAAGATGATAAAGGGTTTTTAGTAGAATTTTATGAAAAGGATATTTTGATAGAACCTAGATACCTATATGAACACAGTGAAATATATGCAGAGAATGCTGCAGAGAATTGGGTGATAGGAGTTATTCGTGAAATCTAAAGATAAATCAAGTTTACTAGCAATTTCATTTGCTGTTTTAATTTTAATTTCTATTCCATTTGCTTTTATATGGAGTCTTAATACTTTATTTTTGTTAGGAATTTCATATAATTTTAAAACATGGGTATCTGTTGTAATTTTATGTTTATTTTTTGATGGATATAAATTGTTTAAGGATGAAAAAAATGAAAGTTAAATTGGTCAGTTATAGCCAATCAGTTGAAGGAGAAATGAATGTCCAAGATCTCATCTCGTATTGCGCCCGTGTATCCAATCCATCGAATCAAAACAACACTGAAACGTCCGAAAGGTTACTTACCTATCTCGCAAAAGAAAAACACTGGTCACCGTTCGAAATGGTATCTGCTTGCTTAGAAATTGAAACAACTCGTGATATTGCAAGACAGATATTAAGACACCGATCATTTTCCTTTCAAGAGTTTTCTCAACGATATGCTGATCCAACTCAAGATTTATCTATTAATAATTTCAGAGAAGCTCGACTACAAGATAACAAAAACAGACAGAACAGCATAGAGACAGATGAGATTGAACTCAAACTTCAATGGTTAAAGAAACAGTCTGAAGTTGCTTTAGCCGCTAAAGATGTTTATACATGGGCAATCGAAAACGGAATCGCTAAAGAACAAGCACGTGCGGTACTACCCGAAGGTACTACAGAATCTAGGTTGTATATGAATGGAACATTACGTTCTTGGATGCATTATATTGAATTGAGATCTGCTAATGGCACACAGAAAGAACACAGAGAAATCGCAATTGCTTGTGCGAATGAATTAGAAAAAATATTTCCTTTAATGAAAAAATTTATAAGTGATTGAAAATAAACAAAACTATTTTCAAATAAAATGAATTTTCTTCTTTACTTTACTCGAAAAATATACTATAATATATGTATAAGATGAGAAATGAGGAGAATTTCAATGACAAACGAAACAGTTTTTATCGGCGCCAACAACGGTGGACTTGAGGTCTACTTGGGTGTAGGAAACTTGATTGCCGGAAATATCAAGACTGCAAAAACTTTCAAATATGTGATGGATACCTACGGTATCGACATTGACACCACTACAATCTACACCACCAGCAGCATGGACTTTGCTGATGAAGAAGGATTTGAGAATGCAGATGATGCTCGAATCTTGATGGAAGAAGGTTTCAAATTAATGGAAATGACAAAGGTGTATGCATAATGACTAAGACTATTGAAACAATTGTTAGTGATTTAACTGACTTCCTTGTGTATGTAGAGAGTTTCTACGGTAATGTGCCTGATGCAGTTTATCCTATTGGTGCTACACCAGAGATGATTCTTGAGGCAACATCTGAATGTTGGAAAAAGTTTGGTATTGAGAACTTCTGTGGTGACACTGTTGACCGTGAGCGGGTTCGGGACATTATGATTGACAAATTCGGTTTAGTTTTCCCTAACTAATTGGAGAGAGATATGGACTATATCACAAAGTTACAAAAAGAGTATGTGTTCTTCACTGATATGTTGAAGTCTTTACAACGCAAGAAAAAGAAAACGCCTGGTAATGGTTTTGCAATGATGAAGTGCAAAGAAAAGATTACAGAGTTAGAAGAAATCTTTGATAAGATTGATTACGATACTCAAGTTACTTACGATTAATGTCAAAAAGTGCTTGACATTTGTTATAAAATAGGTTATAATATATATAGAAAATGAGGAGAAAGTTAATTATGGCTTATATTGATACTAAAGATGTTAAAACAATCCGCGAAGCACTTAAAACAGAGTTTGGTAAAAACTTCAAATTTAGTGTAACACGAGATCACTACACAGGTGTTCGTATTACCGTTATGAGTGGTGTTGCTAACTTCTATGATGGTAGCATGGATACCAAAGACCTTCGGGATCGTGTGCATACCTTTGATGGTTATACTCAAATCAACCATTATCATACACACTTTTATGGTGAACATGCTGCATTGTTTGATAAAATTTCAAAGATTGCTCATACTGCGCCAGGTCTTGCTGGTGGTAAAGCATACTACTGCAATGACGATGTACAGACTGACTACTTTGATCGTGCTTACTATGTGTCAATCCATGTTGGTAAATGGGATAAACCTTATGAGTTTAAACCAGAAGATCACAACCGCAATGTTAAAATTGCGGCATAAAATTATGATTAAAAAATTATTGATTATTAGTAGTGCGATTGTTTCAATGTCAAGTTTTGCAAACGCTGACTTCAACGATGAAGTGCGTTGCATGGCAGAAAATATGTACTGGGAATCTCGCAATCAAACATTTCACGGATTGATTGCTGTTGGTCAAGTTGTCATGAATCGAGTCGAAGATTCAAGATTTCCAAATACTATTTGTGAAGTAATACATCAAGGACCAACCAAAAGATCTTGGAAAAATCCATTAGTATCATATCCAGTTCGTGACCGATGCCAGTTTAGTTGGTATTGTGATGGTAAATCAGATGATATTCCAGAATATGATTTTGAAATGTATGAGTTCATACGATCATTAGCACTGAAAGTATCACAGAACTATTTCAAAGATATGACTGATGGTGCTACTCATTATCATGCCTATTATGTAACACCAGAATGGGCATCAAGTAAAACACATACGATCAAAATTGATGATCACATTTTCTATCGTTGGGAGAAATAAAATGCGTATATATAAAAAATCAGATCATATGAATTATATGGATGAAGAGTCGTTTTACGATTCTGAATCAAAAATTAATTATAAATTTAATGAAGATGAACTTATAGAAGAGTTCAAAAAATATATCGACTCT